GATGCTTTCTTTGACAAAATTTTTGAGTTTGAAGGTTCGGTTTCAATTAACCAATGCCCGTCTTGGTACGGTAGTTACATGGGTATTTTTGAACGCCAGCCCTTGATTGATTCGCAGTATCCTTTACCTCAAAGTAAAAGGGAAGCAGTTCTGTTTGAGTGGCAGTGGACACCAAAGTATTGTCAGGCAGCAGGTTCAGTGGTTGTGATGTTTCCAGAATTTAGAGACGAGAATTCAACGGGTATTGTGATGCGACATGGGCGAGAGAATCTTGTTTTAGAGAACGAGTATCTGATTAAATATAAAGGCAATTGGGGGCAACTTGCAGATTATTGATGCCGTAACCTTCGGTGGTGAAATTGACATGCTAGAGGGTCGTTTAGAGACCCTAGGTGAGCACATAGACAAAATGGTAATTGTTGAGTCGGACAAAATGTATGCAGGTACACCTAAAGAATACACGTTTGAACAAAACGAAGAACGCTTTGCTAAGTGGCGTGACAAAATACTTTACATCAAAATTAAGTCTAATAATTCTCGTGATGCTTGGGAAAATGATTTTGCTCAACGCCGTGCATTAAAGATTGGTTTGGAGCAGTTGGATTTGGATGACAAAGATTTAGTTTGTGTCACCGACACTGATGAGTGGTGGGATTACGATTTAGTAAAATTTATTGATTACCCAACGGCGTTCAATATGCCAAAGTATCACATGAGTTTGCATTGGTTTCACAAATTTGAATTGACAGGCATTGTTGCACCTTGGTGGTATTTGAAAGATAAAGATGTTAACTATGAGCGTTGGAGACGTGCAGAGTTCGGTGCTGTCACAGGTGGATGGCATTTGACCTCAATGGGTAACTACGAATATTTGGTTCGTAAAGTTAAAGGATTCGCGCATCAAGAGTTCAATAAACCTGGGCTTGAAGAAGCGTTGGCTGATTGTTGGACAAACGGTCACGATTTAGCAAACGAATATTACAAAGAAGTAGAATTTGATGAAACGTTTCCTGATTGGATTCGTGAGCACAAATTCCCAGAATTGTGGTACAGGAAGAGACCAAAACTTGAAGAATGATTTATGGGTTGTTATTCCAACAGCGAACCGTCACCAGTATCTTGAAGAAATTTTTGAAAACAGTGGTGTTCCTAGAGACCAAATAGTTTTAGTGAGAACAGCCCCAGGTGAAGACATTGAAGGTGTTCATAACATTTGGGATGATAAGGAAGAGTTCAATATTCATCGTTGGTGGAATCACGGTTTGCAATATGCTGAAGAATTGTTTGATGCCAAATACGTTGCTGTGTTAAACGATGATGTGTGGATAGAGCCAGGAAGCCTCCAAGCCATCGTGAAGGGCATTGAATGGAGTGGGGCAGACATTGGATACCCTGAGCCTTCTTCAAGCGATATTTGTGGCTATGCGTGGGTTTTAAGGATGTCTTCACCGATTCGTCCTGACCAAAGATTTAGGTGGTGGTTTGGGGATAACGATTTGAGGAATCAGGCAAGGGCAAATAATGGCACTGTTTCAGTTTCTTGTAATATTAAGCATTTGCATCCGAATGAAACCACTGTCGGTGAGTTTTTTGAGGCTACGAAGCGTGATGGTGAATTGTTTTACGAGAAATGGGATACGACTAGCCGAGACTAAATCCTTGACTTGAAACTGGGGTTTGGTATTGTTGGTTGGAACAGGTGAGGGAGAAACATGTTCGCTATATCTTTATGGATAATAGTTTCCACAATTTTGGTTATAGGTTTCTGTTTTGTTATCACAAATTATTTGAACAACAAAGATAACGATTATCAGGAAATGAAACGATACGAAATATTCAAATCAAAATTCAACAACAAATGAAGTTTATAGAATTATTTGCTGGCATAGGTGCGTTTAGATTAGGTTTAGAAAACACTGGTCACGAATGTGTTTGGGCTAACGAATGGTTAGAGAAACCTAGGAGAATATATGGACGAAACTTTGGAGAACAACCAGATGGGCGAGACATTAGAGATGTTCGACCCGAAGATTTACCAGAAGCCGACCTTATCGTTGGGGGATTTCCTTGTGCAACTTTTAGCGTTGCTGGTAAACGCACGGGATTCAGTTTGGAAGACACAAGAGGCACACTTGCTTTTGAAATGTTTAGACTTGCTAAAGATAAACAAATTCCGTACATCTTATTTGAGAACGTCAAAGGATTACTTAACCACGACAAAGGAAGAACCTTCGAAATCATTATCGGGGTCTTGGATGAGTTGGGGTATGACTGTCAATGGGAATTGCTTGACAGCCAAAATTTTGGAGTCCCACAGCACCGAGAAAGGATTTTCCTTATCGCAAATCTTAGAGGAAAACCCAGACCAAAAGTATTTCCTATCGGAAGCGCAAATGAAAAGAATGATGGAGAGAACAAAAACGAACAAAAAGGAAGGCAGGGGTTTTTCTCCAACATTTCTCCGACCTTAGATGCACATTATTCTAAAGGTGGTGCATCGAGACAATACGTTGTTGAACAATGGCGAAGAGGTTATTTCAGAGAATACAAATCTGAAGGTGTGCCAACTTTAACGGCAACAATGGGAACAGGTGGTCACAATGTTCCATTTGTTAGACCAATGTTAGATGTCGCAAGATTTAATAAAAGTCCTAATGGGCGAATGATTAAAGAACACAATGAACCTATGTACACAATAACTTCACAAGATAGACATGGAATTCAAATTGGTAATGATGATGGTTTTGCTATCCGTAAACTTACCCCTTTAGAATGCGAAAGATTACAAGGTTTCCCTGATGGTTGGACAGAATTTTATGATGACGAAACAAAGGTGTCTGACTCAGAAAGATATGAAAGATGTGGTAGAACTATAACAATTCCAGTAGTAGAAGCAATAGGGAGAAAACTTTATGACTTCTGGTAAAGAATTTTCTTTTGAATCAATTAAAGATTTTGATGACCATATAGCAAAATCGATAGCAAACTATGATTTGTTGGCTAAGGCTATAAGAAATATTGCTGACTATTTTCTTGTTGAGAACACTGCGTTGCTTGACCTTGGTTGTTCAACGGGTGAGTTGCTTAAATCTATTAAACATGATGGTAGGAAAGTTGGGATAGATAAATCTTCGAACCTTTTACCAAAATCAACCAATGATGTTGAGTTCTTAAGTCTTGATATAACCACGATGAAGGAGTTTCCTGAATCTAGTCTTGTTATGTCTATTTTTACTTTGCAGTTCATTGATAAGGATAAAAGACAAAAGGTTTTGAGTAGTGTTTATGATTCTTTAATCCAAGGTGGGGCTTTTATTTGGGCTGAAAAAGTTTTATGTCCATCAGGGAAGATGCAAGAGATTATGAATTTTTCTCATTATGATTACAAACTTCAGTCTTTCAGCGCAGAAGAAATTTTGTCTAAAGAGAAAGATTTACGCAAGATTATGCGTTGCAACACTGTCAAGGAAAACATGGATTTGGCTTCTAAAGCAGGTTTTGAGCAAAAGCAATTGTTTTGGAAGTTCTATAACTTTGAGTGCTGGTTGTTTATTAAATGATTGTGACCCTTGACCCATGGGAGTATGAATGGGCAACCCTTGTTGGAGTTCGCAGATTCACAGCGAATTGGAATAAACAAGATGCTAAACATTATGACCCGACACGGATGGAAGATAACAGGACAGCACAGGTTGCTGGGGCTGTTTGCGAATTAGCAGTTGCTAAGGCAACCAACAAATATTGGGCTGGTACGGCGTGGGCTGGTGCTGACCATGATAAAGAAAAGCATCGTGCAGATGTTGGAACAAACATTGAAGTTAAACGTGTAAGAACTAAGAACGCTGTTGCAGTTCGACAGAAACAAGTTGGTCAAGGTTTATTTCTTTTTGCTGCTAGAGCGATTGAGCCAGAGTTTAGGCAGGTTGAGATTTTGGGTTGGATTGATTACGACACAGCGTGGGCGTTGGGTGAGGATTCGGAGTTTCATCAAACAAAGTATTTGTCGTTGTCTGAGTTGAATAAA